GTACTCAACGCAAAAATAAGTCTTGTTGTTACATCTGACAACAAGCAAGCCGTGAACTCTGGCGCGGAACTGGCAAGGGAAAAGTTGCGGCAAGAGCTTGAGAAAGAGATTCAGCGCAACCGTGACATGATTCATGACAACCAGAAACACATCAGCATCATCGAAGATCGCATGGCGAGGAAATAATGGCTGACTTCAACGCCGCCTTTGAACAAATGATCCGCGACGAAGGCGGTTACGTTCTCCACACTGTTCCGGGTGACACCGGAGGGATGACATATGCTGGAATTGCACGAAACAAAAACCCCCAGTGGGGCGGCTGGAACCTCATTGACCACAAAGAAATCAACAATCCGCTCCTTACTGGAATGGTACGTGGATTCTATAAAGCTGAGTTTTGGGATCGTCTTAGAGGGGATGAGATTACGAACCAAGTTGTTGCGGAATCGGTTTTCAACTTCGGGGTAAACACTGGCATGAACGTCGCGGTCAAACTGGCGCAGTTGATTGTAGGAGCTACCCCAGACGGCGCGGTCGGTCCTGTTACGTTACAAAAGTTCAACAGTGTTGAACCAGAATCGTTCAAAAAATCCTACGCCCTAGCAAAAATTACCCGTTACGCAGACATTTGCAACAAAAACCGTACCCAGTCCAAGTTCCTTCTTGGCTGGATTAACCGCACATTGTCCGGGCTAAAGTAATGAATCTTATTGGAATTGGAAGTATCATTGAAGGAGTTGGGAAAGTTGCAAGTGATCTCATTACGACCGACAAGGAGAGACTTGAGATGGCGCTCGAAGAGCGCAAACTCGCTCTGGAGGAAAAGAAGATCGACCAAGCGACCGATCTTGCCCAGGTGGACATCAATAAAATTGAAGCTGCAAGCACTAGCGTATTTGTCTCTGGCTGGCGTCCTGCTGTCGGTTGGGTTGGCGTTGCTGGCCTAGCCTATCAGTTTCTTGGTTACCCTCTGATGCAGTGGGTCTGGGCGTTTGGGCAGGGCGTGGACATTATCCCGAAGGGTCTACCCCCGCCGCCAGACCTTCAGGTAGAACAGTTGATGACGCTACTCGCCGGTCTGCTTGGTTTCGGTGGGATGCGTAGTTTCGAAAAAACCAGAGGTGTCGCGGCGAAGTAGGTCGCGGTAAGCGTTAATCGCCGTTTTTAAGTCGGCGTTTAGCGCGTCAATCTCCGCATTTAGCAGCGCCAGCCGCTCGTTTGCTTCTACTGCAAACTTGACAAGGTTGTCATACTGCCACGTTTCAAAATTAGCCATGAAGTTCCTTTCTGGGTAAGTTTCTAAGGATATACGAGTACTCTGGCTCTACCGAAGGAGGGCCGATGTTGAACACAAAATACCTTCTGTTTTCTTCTCCAACTTCACGTTTGGAGACAGAACCGTTGGCGCACAAACGGTTAAGTATTCCAAACAACGCCTTGGGCGTTACGCCTGGGACTTTCATTTCTTTTCTTGCCATCTCTCCGTGTTCGCTCAAATAATCAAGAACCTTCTGTTGGCTCATATTTACCTCAAAATAGTGCGTCCGGTACGTTAGATAGATCCAGCTTCGGTTTGCGCTGGCGTTTTATTTTTTTGACAATGTGCGGGTATGGCGGGGGATGCCATACCCATCGAATTACCTTGCCTTCGTCGTCAAAGATTCCGTATTTAAGGAGCATGGTTGACTTCCTTGTCTTCTAAGTTGTAGAGGTAAATACCAGTAGCTAAACCCACTGTCGCTCCTACGAAAAAGTTATTGGGCATTAGGAGTTGAAATATATTGTTGGCACTAGCCGCCCACCATACTGAAGAGGCCCAACGATCAAAAAGTTGTTTGTTTTCTTCGGAAAGGCGGGGGCGAAGATAGAATAGATAAGCTGCCTTGCCCAAATTTGTAGCTGGAAATCCCACAGGGTTGAGTTCCGTCCCTCCTTTTGCCAGTACCGCCGCTGTGGTAGCTGCATCAACAACTGCGGCTTTGTATACGTCTCGATGTAGTGGAATACTGCTAGTGGCGCAGCCTTGTAGTAAAAGAATCAAAACAAGTACCGGCCACATTGAATTCATGTGTTCTTCTCCCGCAGCTTGGTTTCAATCTGGTCAAACAGTTTGCGGGTGTAGCCTTTGATTGGCGTATCTCCCCACGGGCCTATAATTTCTTTAATTTCGTCATCCGTCAGCCCGACCCACGGTCTATTTTGGGCGGCGACAAGATTGGCGAAATTAGCAAATCCTTCAAACCCAACAATATCAACAACGCCATCGGCGAACCCAGCCTCCCGCGCCATGCGGATAATGTCTTCGCGGTTCATGGTTTTCCCGTTCGGTAATTTTGATTCACAATTAGTAGGCTTTCCTGCGAATTCTTCCCGTTCGGGTTTGAAAATAAATTTCACTTCCACGATCCACCCCGCGCCGCCATTTGACCGGCTAAAAACGCAGCTTTGTACGCACCATCGTTCGTGTTGGCCCGCATTAGTTGTTCTTTGAGGTGATTAATCTCAACTTGAGATTGTTTGTTTGCTTCTTCCCAAGCCGCCTCCCAAGCCTCCCACATAGGTGCTTCCCTTGGGTCATAACTACCAGCGGGAGCGGTCTTGTGAATTACAGACCACCATTTGCGCCATGCTTCTGTTTTGTTCATAACCGTGCCTTTATCAAGATTTTAAGTTCTGCGCTGCTAAACACTCGGTCTTTGCCCTGGAAGATAATCTTCTCTGTCCACGGTCTGGTCCACAAACATTGAAGTTCTGGGGCCGCACGGGAGTTGAGCAACTCTTCGGTTGTGTACGTAACCGCACCCAACCCCACCCATTTGTGCGGTTCAATGAAATGTGGCACGACGATCTGCTCGCTGTTGGGTAGCTTAAACACAGGTTCTAATTCGTAGTCAGTAAACCTCTGAATCATTTCAGCAATACTAAAATTTACCTTAAATTCTGGTTTTTGTTTCTTGGTCATTTCTGCTCTCCGATTTTGGTTTTGGCATCGTCAAACCCGTACCCCACAATGACCCGATGCCCGCAGCCCTGTAAGTAATCAATCCAATCCTTTTGTTCTGGCCTTAACACACCTCCTTTCTGACGTTTCATCTCAATCCACAAACCCCAAGATGGGACAAACAGGTCAGGAACCCCGGCGCTAACGCCCTCGGCCTTCAACCTACTTGCCACGCTGATGCTGCGTTTTTCCCCGTTAGGGATGGCAAAAATACGCACATCTGGGTAAGTTTGCCGAAACCAACGCACCAGCTCACGCTGCTCTTCATGCTCGGTTGGCATCACCATTTCCTGCTTACCACTCGGTAGAATTTTCCATCGCGCTTGTACTCGATGGATACTGGGGGAAACCCTTGGTTCATCTGAGCCACAACATAATCAACCGCGTCTGACTCGGCCACTTCGTTGATCTGGTTTAGCACCGCCTGGGCCTTGTTGGCGATGTAATACAACGTACCCAACGCCTTTTCACCGGCAAACCCAGAGTGAAGTATGGGCAAATATTCCGTAATAGGAATATCGCTCAAGCCACCGTAGTAGGTAATTGACACCATTAACTTGCCGCTGGCCTGACTAACGTGTCGCCGCCAAGACCAATCGGTGACGTCCATCTCGGTCCCGCTGTCACCCATAATGTCGTCATGCTGTAGCTTTAACCGCTTAGGCTCAACGGCGGGGAAATCCGTCCCGCAGGCGGGGCATACGCGCACCGCCAAAGCACAGATCTCGTTGCAGTTGTCGCATATTTTGATCGGCGCAACACCATCGCCCGTTCCTCCCTTTTTGGGAGGTTGTACATTGGTGATCGGGCCATGCGTTGCAACTACCTTGGCAAAGTCCAACACCAAACAGTGATCGGTGTGGCTCTTGGGGCGCATACCTCGACCGGCCATCTGGATGTATAGCCCAGGCGACATCGTTGGGCGCAGCATGGCAATCAGGTCAATGTCTGGGTAGTCAAAGCCCGTGGTCAGCACGTTGGCGTTAGTCAACGCCTTGATCTTGCCGGTCTTGAACTCATCAATAATTTTCTCGCGCTCTTTCTTGGGCGTGTCACCGGTCACGCACTTGGCGGGTACGCCCCAGTAGTTCAAGATCTCACAGACGTTTTCGGCGTGGGACACACCCGTGCAAAAAAATAGCCAATGCTGCCGGTCTTCGGCCAGCGCAATCACCTCTGATACGACTCGGACATTCTGGTCTTTGGTGTTGACCGCCTTTTGCAACTCGCCTTCCACAAATTCACCACCGCGCTTGGCAACGCCTGTTGTGTCCAACGCGGTAGATGTAATCTTGGATCGCAGCGGGGCCAGATGCTTCTTAAAGATCAACTCTTCAATAGTCACCGGTTCAATCAAGGCGTTAAAGATCGCCGGCTCATCCGTGATCATGCCGTGGCCTAGCCGGTACGGCGTGGCGGTTAGGCCAATGACGCGCAGGTTGGGGTTGATGCGTTGAAGCTGGCGCAGCAGGTCACGATAGCCGCCCGTGTCCTTATGGTTTACTAGGTGGCACTCGTCAATGATCACCAGATCAACATGGTCAATCTGTGCCGCCTTGTCCCGCACAGACTGTATTCCGGCAAACGTAATAGGTTGGTGCA